GGCGCTGCGCAAAATGAAGACCGAAGTCGAGAAGGCTCAGAACCTCACGGTCGACGTGGCCAAGAACCTTAAAGACTTGCCAGCACAAGAGCGCCAAATGATCAGCGATGTGATCGAAGGCGAACTCAAGCGCGGTGCCAAGCCACCCAAGCGAGTGCTGGAGATCGCAGCGTCTATGCAGGACATCATGTCCGAGCAATCGGCAGAGCTGGTGCGCCTGGGCATGCTATCAAAGGACGCCGCTGGCCGCTGGGACGGCAAGTACCTGCCGCGTTTCTACGAACAGAAACTGGGCGACGAAACCAAAGCTTGGATGAAAGCAGTCAAGGGATTGCTGGGACGCAAACAAACCATGCAAGGTATCAAGGGCAGCAGCCTCAAGGCGCGCGGCATGTTTGAGACTGTACCGGTCGCTGACCTGGCAGACTGGGAAGCCGAGGGCTGGGCAGTGCGAGACGCTACCTACGATCCAGCGGTCGATACCGAGATCACAGTGTGGCGCGACTACACCAGGACGGAGCGCGACGACATGGGCGAGATTCGCGATGCCATGTTCCGCTTTGTCATGGGATACAACAAAAGCCAGCGCGACATTGCACTGGGCCGCTTGTATGAAAACCTGGCCGCGACCTACGCAAACAAGACAGAACAGCCGGGCTATGTTCAGGTGCCCGCGACCAACGTCGAAGACACCTTTGCTAAGCGCTACGGAAAGCTAGGCGGCAAGTACGTGCCCAGTGAAATCTTGGACCAGTTGGTTGCGTTTGATAGCGACATGCAAAACGACCTGACCAAGATTTACCTCAAGGGCTTGTCGATGTGGAAAGAGGGCAAGACCGTACTCAACCCAGTGGCCCACGCAAACAACGTGCTGTCGAACATCACGATGGCCCACTTTGCTGGCGTGTCTTACTGGGACGCGCACAAGTACATCGGCTCTATCAAGGACCTGGTCAAGGGCGACGCGATGGTAGAAGAAGCCAGGGAAGCCGGTCTGTTTGGCGGCACGTTTAACCGTGCTGAGCTAACCGAAGCCATGCCCGAAGAGCTGCGCGTCTTGGCCCAGATGGCCGAGAGCAAAAGCAAGCGCGCTGTCGAGATGGTCTGGAACGGCCTGTCTTTGTGGCTGCGCAAACCACTGGGCAAAGCATACAACGCAGAAGACGAATTCTTCCGTTACGTGGTTTACCGTGATGCGCGCAACAACGGCCTAAGCGTAGACGCCTCAGTTGACTACGCACTCAAGTACATGTTCTCATACGACGATATGCCTAAGGGCGCGCGTGTGATTCGTGACATGCCGGTCGGCTTGCCGTTCTTTTCCTATACGTACAAGATCGTGCCAGCCCTGGTCAATACAGCCCTTGAACACCCTGTCCGCTATGCTGCCCCTGCCGTTGCGATTTACGTGGCAAATGCGGCCATGTACGCCATTGCTGCAAGCCTTGGCGGCGGGGAAGACGAAGACTGGTGGACCATCATCCGTCGATACATGACCGACTCCGAATTCCGCCAGAGAACCAAGGACCTGGAAGAACAAGAGCGCAAGAACCTGCCCGAATGGATGAGGGGCGCAAGTCTGTCACTGGGCACAGAGAAGTCAATCCGCCTAGGCACGGACGACCTGACCAATTTGCCCGTGTTCCTTGATGTCAGCCGTATCTTCCCCGGTGGCGATCTGTTCGACGCGCACAATAACGCTGGCGGCATTCCCTTGCTTGCGCCGATCACACCCAACAGCCCGGTGCTTACAGTCGCGTCGGCCATGCTTTTCAACAAGGACACATTCCGTGGCCAGGACGTTGTCAAGAAAACGGACACCGACGCCGAGGCTGCGCAAAAGCGCGCGGCTTGGATGTGGAAACAAATGACACCGGCCATCGCCGTGGGCAACACGCACTTTGAGCGGGCCATGAATGTGATCGCAAATGTAACCGGCCAGTCAGTCAACGTGGGCCTGGCCGAGTACACGGGTATTGGCAAGGACGGCCTGCCAATCACACCGGGCTACGCGGCCTTGCAAACTGTCGGCATCAAGGCCAGGCCAATCGACCTGGACACTTCAGAAAAGATTCAGAAGGCGCAAACGAAAGCCCTTATCCGGGAATTGGAAGCGCAGATCAAACAGTCTCAACGCTTGGAAAACAAAGGTGCCATCAGCCCCACAACAGGTGAGGCAGAGCGCGAAAAGCTGCGCGAGAAAAAGCAGTTCATTCGTCAAGGTTTGACCGTCGAGGGCGAGGAGAAGGACTAACCGGGGGCGGGCAGTTTTCCGGGATCGGCACAGCCACCCACACGGCTGCGTACTGGCCCCTATTGGGTCCCACCCAGCGGTCGATGTAGCAGTCGGCCATCTTCGGCAGCGCGCGCCTAACGCTGTCCTCACCCAGGCCAGTGCGATCCGCTAGGTCGGGCACGGTAAGTCCGTCCGGGTTACGCAACAGGACGGCGCGGATCGTGGGGTGTTGTGATGTGGTCATTCGTCCTTACCTTGAATGCTATAAAACCAATCGTCGCCCGCGCTCCACTTGCGCGTGCCATCCACCGACCATAGATGTTGCGCTGCCTGGAAGTCGGGAAACTTCGTTTCAGAAGGAACCAGGCTTTGGTCATACCACAGGCACCGGTTGTTTGGCTGGCAGGCAAACTGCCCGTTCTCAAGGCGTATGAAATTAAACGACTTGTGCTCTTCGGCTTGCTCGGTAAAACCCGTGTCCAGGTCTTGGCCGTCAGCGCAAAAATCCACGGTGAATAAGTAGTTGCCGTAATACCATTGCTTGTCTTTGCCTAGAAACTTCACGCCCAGGTTGCGCAAAGCAATCTTCTCAACGACCGTAAACCGGTAGCCCATGCAGTCCCATAGCTGCAAGAAGTCGATGGGCAAATCACCGTGGTCTTCTTTCCAGACGTATGCGTGGATGGGCAGCTTGTCGTACAGCGCGCCGTAAGCTGGCAGCAACGACTCAATCCTAAACACCTGGCCACGAAGACCTTTTATGCTGACCCAAACCGCAGGCTCTAGTTCGCCGTGGCCCTTGGTGAAGTTGTACAAAAACTCACGCCTTACAAAACACTTAATCGGGGGCAGTGATGCCACTAGATAGCTCATGTGTTCTCCTGTGGTGGTGTGCAAGTGTGAATCACTGTCAAGTCTTCTGTGCGCTTACCGCAACGGGGGCAAAAGTTACGCTCCTGCGCTGGCTGTGCTGCGGGTGGGGTGGTGTAGAGCTTTTCACCCCATGCCTTCGTTGCTTCTTCCCGCAATTGAGCAATCAACGCCTCTACCTCATCCCAATTTTGTAAGTACTGCGAGTAGTGAGGGTCATCATCTTGACCAAAGAGCACAACAGGCGGCGTAAGAGGGCCGAGATTAGCGCTGCCCATTCCCCCTATATGGTCTAGCATAAATGCCGTGTGGACTGCCCCACCTCTACGAATTTTTGCAGTCTCCTGTTTGTAGTAATCTTTTTGTTCAGGCGTCATGTGTTCTTCTCCTTAAGTTTGGCTTCAGTTCTTGCAACCGTTTCAACATAAGTCGGGGCGGCACAAAATCCTTTTTCTTCATCCGTCAGCCCAACCCATGTGCGCTGTGCTGCTTTCATTCGCTCAATGTCGACCTTGAGTCCGAGAATAACAATCTCATAAGCAATCGACTCGCAGTGTTTTGCACAAGGCGCTTGACCAGTGGGGTCGTCCGGCTGTGCTGCGGGTGGGGTGGTGTAGAGGGGTATCCAACCAACCCACGGGTTGCCTGTGCAAACCATTACAGTGCTGTGGTCACGAAATGCTGAGTCGTACCCTTCTTCGCTCGGGCGCATCCACGCCACAGGCTCCTGCGCTGGCTGTGCCAGCTTGTCCTGCGCCATGTCCTTTTTGCTTTGATAGCCTGTCATGTTGTTCCCCTTGCTCGGATGGCGGCGGCACATTGGGCTCCGTATGCGTCAACTTCGTAATGAAGCGCATCACACAACTCAATACACTTTTCACGCTCATCAGCACGGGCTGCTGCTTCTATTAATGCTGCAAACTTTTTGTTGAATAGGTCTTGATAAGCAGGGCCAACTTCCCAGTCTCCTGTTGAATTCTGGGCAGCATATTCTTCAGCTTCCTGTGTTAGTTCAATGATGTTCATCACTTCCCCCATAATATAAAAGCCAGTAGCGTTACTGCTGCGGTAACAGCAATCACGGCAATGAGCGCTTTAAAAGTGTCCGCAACGTCATCGTATGGGTCAGCAACCCTGTCCCAACCACCACTTAGGTACGCATCATCTGTTTCTTTTATACGCAACTTGCGTACAGGGCAGTCACGCCCTTGTGTGCAGTTACCGTTTGCGTTACAACAGTTCATTGCTCCACCTCCTCATAAGTCATTGCAAAGATGTCAGGTTTGCATGGGTAGTGTTCACCCTTCACGCCAGTGATGATCCAGTCGCCAGATCGGACAAACA